ATAGATTGTTTACATGTTGGACAATTATCATTATTCTGGAAAAAAGAGTGATCGCACGAATATCTTTTCTTGTTCGTCTCGATCTGTGTCTTTAATGATATCAGTTTCAAATTTCTGGACTTCAGAGCCTTGATATTTGTGGTGCAGTTCAATGCATCTCTGTATTGTTTATATAGTTGATCAATATCTTTGGTCAAAGAAGCAATAATACTTTCGTTCCTTAATTTTTCTTCTTCCAACTCTTTTCTCTTGTCTTCATCATTTTCACGCAAAGAAGTTATGGTTTTTAATATATAATCTCTGGTTTCATTTTTACCAAGACCTTCAATTTTATTGTGTTCAATCTTTTCACGGTTGTCTGCAAATTTCTGTTTGGCAATATTATTCATTACAGAGAATATTTGGATATCAAGAAGGTCTTCGATTACTAATCGTCTATCTGCCGGAGACAATTGCATGAAAGGTGTAAAGGAAGCAGAACCAAGAATGACGATCTGGGTAAATGATTTGAAGTTCATGTTAAGAATGAACTTTTCCAATGTCTCTTGATAGTCTTTACTGTCTGCATCCTGATTCAGAAGGATTCCATCACAATACACTTCAAATATAGCAGGCTTGATACCACGAATAACTTTATATTTCTTGTTATTGGATGTAAACTCAATTTCAGTCTGACAATTCTTCTTATTGACTGAGTTAACGAGACCCGGTTTATTGATCTTCCGAAACGATTTACCAAACAAAGAAAAGGTAAGAGCATCTAGAATTGTGCTCTTACCTGCTCCATTTTCTCCGATAATGAGAGTGTTTGGTGAATCATCCAAAGCAATCTCAGTGAAGGAATTTCCTGTACTCAGAAAATTTCTGTATCGTAATTTGTGGAATATAATAATGATACACCTCTATTCTGTGACATATTTCAATGTCATCGCTTCCTGATATATTTCTTTCATGAAATATTTCATCTTATCATTATTGACAGGTAATGTCAAGCCTGAAATATACTGATTCAAAATACTTTGTGTATCTTGGATATTTTCCAGTTCTTCATCATTGGAAGATATAATTTCAACATCTTCAATGATTGAAACATCTACAGGATATGCTTTATGTAGCTTATCCAATAGAATGTCAAAAGCAAAGAAATTTGTTCGATTAATACAGACGATCTTAACATAGCAATCTCTATATTGATCAAATTGGGTAGCATCAATTTTTCTGAGAATATCTGGTTCTTTAACATCATCATAGAATATTACCTTAAAAATGTTATATGGATTTTGAATGAATTCAAACTTTCTAGTTTCGGTATCAAATATAGTGAATCCTCTCGGATCTTTGTAGTCTGACCAAATATGTTCTGCAAATGCACCAAGATAATGAATATTTCCTCTGGATGATTTGTGATGATAATGTCCAGAAAACACTAGATCAAACTTATCATATATTTTAATATCTTCTCCATGATCGGAGATCATACCCTTGTACATTTCAAAACCATGGAGTTCCAAATGACCCATTAGAATTTCTGCTTGTGTAGATTTGATCAGATTTTCTGTGTGAGCCAAATTGTTTTCAGTGATCCAAGGTACAAGAAGTATTTTGAGTCCTGAAATCTCAATCTCTTGTGCTTTGCTGTATGTAGTAATATTGGAATATCTATGATACAAAAGTTCTTCAAGTGCATTGACTTCTTCGGTATTTTTCCAATAGATATCATGATTGCCTGTGATGATATGACAGGCAATGTTTCTGTTCTCTATTTGTAGAAGAAAGTCTTCTCGTGTTCTTTTGGATGTTTGATAATTGATATATTTTCTGCGATCAAACAGGTCCCCCAGATGAATGATATGTTTGATATTCTTTTCATCTAAGTGTTGGAAGAACCACTCGAAACTCTTTTTAAAGTATTCATGGAAGACTGGACTGTCTCCACGAACACCCATATGAGTATCACATATCAAGGCAATTTTCATTATGCTCTCTTCTTCTTTGGTTTTCCTGAGTTGGCAGCAAAGACTTCGGAATCATATTTTCGAATAGCATCATTGATAGCTAGTCGAATATCATCCAATCTCATACGATAATTACCACGAACATAGACATTATCGGTAGAGTTCAGCAGATTATCAATTAGTGACTGTACTTGGAGTGGTATGTTTTTCATCGTCATCCTCATAAAATTTTAGAAGACCAGTTTTCATCTTCTTCCTTTTTTCTTTCTTAATTTCTTCCTTCCGTTCAAACTTACTCATGAAGACATTTATGTTATCATACATTGAAGAAGAAATCAACATAGAATCTTCTTCATCCGCAGATGCATAAATTTCAGTCATCGTTTCCTGGAAGTTCTTATAGATTATATATCTGTTCTTTTCCTCTTTACCTATTCTTCTGAGGAAAGCATAGTATATGATCTGTGTGAAATATGCGAAAGGATTTTGACTGATTTCTGGATTATAATCATTAAAGTAGAGGATGCAATTTTCGATTCCATCGGATATCATTTCATCACGATATGAATAGTTCATAAAGCATGGTTTGGTGGATAATTTATTAGCTATCTTGAAGATACATTCGCCAACATAGTCCGGTATTCGTGGCTCTTCCGAGAATGTTTTTCTAGCTTCTTGGAGTTCTTCTTTGTATTTTACAATTTCTGCAAAGAATTTCTTGTTGTCCACATAATTGATTTTTTTCTTCTTCATGATGCTGATTCCTCTTGACAATGCTTGACAGTGCTATATAATGGCTATGTCCTGCCTTGAATGAATTAGTTTATGTTGGTTAGTTCTTTTAGTTTCTTGATCTGCTTATCAAGGATATCTTTCCTATTAGGCCACTTGATCATTGGCTTATCAGCATCCTTGCTAAGGTTTATCAAAAGAGGCATAAACATCTTGTTCAATGCTTCCAATCTATTCTTTAGATCCTGTACTTCCTCATTTAGATTGGTTGATGAAATGATCTCTTCTTCATTAGAGAATGAAAATCCAAAATCATGATGTTCATCTACGTCAATATATTGATTCTTTTTCATCAATGCATCTTCCTTTTCCCATTCTTCATTTCTTCAATCATTTCTTTGATATATGAATATTCACTTTCCTCAAAGTCTTCATCTTCAGGATAATCATTCATCATATTTTTTTTAAAATGAGTATATGTCTCTAGATACTCTAGAGTTGTTTGATAGTATTCTTCCATATCAGATGATACTTCCTTCATTAGAAGGATATCATTTATTTTTATCTGAAATACATTATCTTCTAAGATTTCTGGTATTACCCAGTTATACAAAGAGATTGATAGGGTAGATTTCTTTCCAAATGAATACACAATTTTGAGGGGATTTATTAGATATACTTTTTGAAATTTTTCAGAATCTTCAGTAAATACTTCAGAGATCAAATCTTCACCAGTAACAAGTCTGACAAATTTTATTGCAGTTGGTGTTTCTATGGGTTGATGCATTTTACTATCCTTCCTTCAAATCTATCTTGTATATTTTGAATGTAAACTTTTCTTCTGAATAGATTTGAATACGAGAAGTGAAATGATTTAGTGTATAATTCTCTTTCTTCTTGTGTCTCAAATCGTCAGCAATATCGTATAGTGTAGCATTTGTTTTGGTCTCAGACTTTCTTAGGCTTCTTCCTATAGATTGTAGATTTCTAATTCTTGATTTGGATGGACTTGCAAAGATCACATTATGTAAATTGCGAATATTGATTCCTGTGGATGTTGTACCGTAAGAGGCCACAATAATTGCATTTGTTTCGGTTTCAACAATCTTTCGAATCTCCTCACGAACATCAACATTTACGGAACCATGAATAAAAAATACTTTTCGATCTTTTACTTTACTATTTATCATACTGTGGAGAATGGTACCATGTTTCTCAACATACTGATAAAGAACGAGTGTATTACCTTCAAGTGATATGGCTAAATTAGAGATGAATTTGTTTCTTGCTTCATTAAGTACGAGATATTCAATTTCTTGTTGATAAGTATATTTGGTTGCTGCTTTACATGCTATGTCAGAATGTTTGAGTAGAAGACATTTGATTTTGAAGTCTGCAATATGTTTTTGATCCATCAAATCTTTGGTTGTAATAACTTTGTTTACTGCACCAAATAATCCCTCAAGGACAAGTTTATGTGTCTTGGTACCATCAAGAGTACCTGTGGTACCTATTCTATATTTGGCATTTATTAAACTTGTCATGATTGAAATGAGAGATTTGGCTTTAAATTGATGTGCTTCATCTCCAATAACAAAATCAAATTTACTGAAATATTTGGGTGGTAGTTTATGTAATGACTGCCAAGTGGATATTGTTATACACTTATGAGTATCTTTATCTTGACCCTGATATATTCTATGAACAAAGTCTTCTACATTCCATCCATTATTTTGTGAATAATCTTGAAAGTCTGAATATAACTGTTCCACCAAAGATACGTTTGGTACAATTATCAGACCATTTTTTTGTGTCTGTAGTAAGTATCTGATAATCAGGTAAATAATTAATGATTTACCCGATGCTGTTGGAGATAGAAGCAAAGCCCTCTTTTTTCTTATTGCAGACACAAACGCATCAATTTGATAATCTCGAGGTTGATATTTTGGATTTAGATTTTCTATAAATGTGTTGGCTTCAGCGAGAGAGAATGCTGTATCAAAATCATCTTCATAAGAATATGAATAGTTTCTGTCTTTGAAGAACTTGATTATATGGGGAAGAAGACCCCTATATATGAATTTTGTTCGCACATCAAACAGATATATTTTACCATTCCAAAGCTTAGCACGAAATTGTGGAGTGAACTGGGCGCCGGGGACAAAAAAGGTAAAATGATCTCTTAATTCATATGAAACAGATTCTTCACAATCTATTTGAAGGTACACTTCATTTTTGTTTTTGATAACATTAACCACCCTTTATATACCTTTCCCAATCTACGATTGATTTCATTTGCCATGTTCTTGACGATAATTCTTTGATGACTCTTTCACAGTAGTCTACAATTTCTTGATGAATAGTTTTTTTGATGAGTATTTTATTGAGGTCTGGATCAGAATCCAAATAGAGAGGAATGTCTTGTCTTAGAACTTTTTTGAGGAATGGTTCCCATTCATATTCTTTGAGATCGTCAGGATTATTCAATTCTCCCATATAGTATTCAGTCTTGACCTTTTTCAGTAGGTTGTATTCATAGTTTAGTTTCTTGACGATAAGATTATGATGTGATAGTATATTTAGATACTTGGCATGGAGATTGGGAATGCGAGATAATTCTTTAGAGATTTCTGTTTGATCGATAACAGAATCTTGTGACCATTCATTTGAAAGAGATTCGATGGTAACAGGTGGTTTCATGGATATATCCTCTATAATACAATCTATCTATTATA